AGAACCTCTAGAACCTCTAGGTCTAGAGGGAGCACTAGTTTCAAACTCTGGGGCAGGATCTCTCACTCTTATGCTTGTCCCCGCTTTTGCTCTTGTAGCAGTACTTCTTTCTACCGCTAGAGTATTTTTTAACAAAGCTCTAGTAAGGCTTTCAAAAGCAGATTGGGTAGGAGAAGTGTGGACACCTTTAGAAGCCTCAAGTTTTTCTGAAGCACTTTTAGCCTTAGCGTAAGAGGGGTCCTGGTTTCGCGCGATAGAGTACTCCTCCCGCGTAGCTGTAGCCCCGTTTAGGGCGTACCCATCTTTGGTCCCGTGTATTTGGTTACGACCAAACTTTGAACTCGCAGCCTGCTTCAAGATCCTAGCCTTTGCTGCGGGACTAACTATAACACCTACTAAATCTGCGATTGCACGAGCTACCATTTCCATGTTACTATTAAGCATATTCATCTGCCTATTAGAACTCTTAGCAGTAACTTGCTGCTCGGAGAAAACTTTTTGCATACCAACATAAGCCTCATTGGCCTGTGCTATACCTGCAGTAGTGCTCCCTTGCAGCCCAGCACTAGCGACTCTCGCCATACGAGAGGTGCGGTCATCAGACTCACGCTCGCGACGAGTATTTGTACTCGTACCCGCTATTCTAGCATTAAGATTAATACCGCGTTTTTCAATGAGACTAATTTGGCTGGCTAAAGAGTTTCTGAATAATTTTTTATTGACTAAGGCTTTAACCGTAAGGGTGCGTAGCCCTCCAACCTTATTTAGGCTAGCTAACGCTTGTGACATACTGGACTTAAGGTGTGTTCTATTTACTTCGAACTTTACCTTCTTTACACCTTTTGTTAAGGTATGAATTTGTTTAAGGTCCTTCAAGACAGGGGCTAAGCCCTCACTGGTAACCTTAACTATAACGCGTTTCTCTTTATTAGCCACTATACACTACCTTATTAGGATTCGCTTGCTTATTGCGCTCCTTGGCCTTTTTTTCAGCCTTTTTAGTCATTATACCCATACGGATACTATCAATCATTTTTACTAAGTACAAGTTAATATTTAAGTCGTCTACGCTTCTCAGCTTACAAAAGTCAATGTAGGTGCTCATATCCTTACCCATATAAGTACCTGACATCCCTTCCCAGCGGTCCCCTAACAAATTGTATATATCAAAAGCTTCCTGAACCTCATAAGGAAAGTCCTCCATTGCAGGAGGTATCTCGTCTTCCCCAGGCTCTGTCCCTAGCTGTTCATGTACTCGGAGAACTTTCTCTAAATCCATGCCCACTTCTTGGAAGTCAAAAAGCTTCTGAACTATACCCTCTATAGTCTCTAGCTGTTCTTCGTAAAATTTTGTAGGTCACCCACAGTTTCGGCAACGAAATTGTCGAAGTCAGGAGAGTTCTTCATTAAAGTAAAGGCGTTATCCTCTGAGTACTCCATGTCATCCTCTCCATTTACACCTTCAAGTTCTACTAGTAGGAAATCTCCTAAGTATTTGTACTTGAAGCCACTCCAGCCTTTAACAACGGCTGCAACATAGAGTTGTAGGAAAAGATCATCATCGATCTCTTCAACTGGCTGACGTGTTTTGCGATCAAACTTAGTAGTAGAAGCTCTTTTTCTTAGTTTTAGTAGCTCATCTCGACCTAAGAAAGTTAGCTTGAGTTTGAGGTCTTTGTATCCAGGGAAGTCAACTTCTACAGTCTTACTGGGAGTCATTAAAGACTCTAGACTAGGTTTAATCTTAATAGGGGTAGGGGCTTCGGCCATTATATATCTCCGTGTGTTTAAAAAAATTTGGTTTTGCATAGAAATAACTATTTATCTCTATGAAAAACCACCTGCGCGATAAGCGCAAGTAGTTTAAAGGTTAGCTTAGATTGAGTTGTAGTATTGAACTGTCATCTCATTATCTGCACCAATCTGGTAGTCTCCAGAACCATCGACTCCCTGCGCACTAAAGTTAATAGTGGTGGCAATGACGTCTTGAATATCTACCGTAGGTATCTGCAGCTGACAAGCAGGTATGTCAAAGGAAACAGATGGAGTACCTGGAATACCGCCACCGCCCATAAGCAAGTTCAGAGCATGGTAGTTCTCAGTATCTGTGAACCCTGACATATCATCAAACAAGTCACCTGTATCATTAACACCCGCTGTACCTGTTTTAAGGTACGCGTTTAAAGTACCACTAATTTGGCGTGATCCTGTAAATGACCCGATAGGCTCATTACGGACGCCCAGCTCTTCAGGAGTTAGATAAGTGATTCCATTATCTATTGAGATAGAGCCACCTGTTAATGCAAGAGTATAAGTTCTTGCAGTATGACCTGGAATACCTACTTTCGCAGTTCTTGCAAGAGTAACCGTAGACAACTTATTGCGAATAAAGTCTGCTGATGTAGGTACTGCCATATAGTCAGTTCCTGCGGTCCATGCAGATTTAGTCTCTGTAAAGTCTGTGATTACGTTAGCAAACCCAGACCAAGTTGCTTGAGCAATACCGTCAATACTAAAGTCAATCTCTACAGAATTCACTGTAGCGTCTGACAAATGGTACACAGTGTTGTCCATAACAAAGTACAATTGCATCTTCATTGCTTCAGCAATATTAGAAGTTGTAGTATCTACAGACATAAAGTCTTGAGTACCATCTACTCCCTCTGTCACGTCAGCTAGTGCGTCACCCCATAGGCCTGCCCATAGGATTCGTTCACCCGAAGTGTTAAGATCATCTGTACCGTCATTTCGTTGGAAAGGACGGATATAAGTAGTAAAGGACCAGTCAACTGGTGCTAAACTATCATTGAAGGAGCGCTTACCACGTTGTGGTGCAGTACCCGCCTCATTTAGTGTGATGTCTGTAGCGTTAGTTGCTTGTGAAAAGCTATAACCGTCCAGAACATTAAGCTCGAAAGTATTTGCAGCTGAAGCAGCACCATCCCAACCGGCTGTTACCGTTGATGCCAATACTTTAGTATTACGACTAAGATTTAAAGCCATTTTTAATTACCTCTATTTTCTTTGAGCTGTGATGTATTGATCGCTATTGTCGTCTCAATCACAAGGCTCACTTTAAGGAATAACTTCATATAACACTTCTAAAGTTATCTCACCAACCCCATAAGGAGCTAATAAGCCTTCATCAGTGGATATAGAGCTTATCCTAACTTCTTGAGTTACCTTACCACTATCGTAAGTTAAATCATTATTATCGTCGATAACACGTTCGATATCGACTAATAATTTTTCAAGTTCTGTTACAGGCTCTTCTTGTTGAACATAACATCTAATTGTTATACCAAGTCGACCCCATTTGAACTCGCCAGGGAGATACTCCCTAAATTCGTTGCCAGCCACTACGCTGACGGAGGGAAAGTCAAAGACTTCATCCCAAAATTCTAGCTTATTAGAGACGTTATTATTAACATCTATAGTGTAAGGGCTAGAACCATTAATTCCTTTTAATTTCTCTACAAGTGCATCTACTATAGCACCCCGTGCTTTACCCGACATTACATTCTCCTAGTCTTTAATTCAAACTTCTTGTGGATGTAAAGTTCCGCTATTTCTCTTATTGACTTATCTATAAGTCTTCTAGGATCTCGGTACTTATTACCTTGCTTGAAACCTCTTTCGAAGGTTTGGTAAGGCCTTTTCATATATTCATAAAAAGCGGTTACTTGCCCCTCTCTTGTCAAGTTCATTTGAGTAACCCGTACACTAGAAGCTAGTCTACCTGTTCTATAAACTAGGGCAGGCTGTTTCATGTTATCTGCTAAGTACCCCTGCAGTAAAGAATTGATCATACTGGTCACATTTACTAATGAAGTAAACTGACCCCGTGGATCCTGCAGCCTCTGGGTTGTTGCGGCTGCCTTAACAGCCCTCTTAGCTGCCAGACTCTTAGCTTTGATAGACGCTAAAGTAGGTACGACTAACCTCTTTTTTTCTTTCTTCTGGGCCACCTTCTTAAAGGCTTTAGAAGTAGAAGGTTTTTTAGCTGGCTCAGACCCTTCTAGTGCGTTATCTATTGAATTATTTATATATTTTAAAACAGAAGGACTAGCTTTGGTGCTCTCCCAATTCTCGTCATTTGCGATAGCTAATATTGCGTTCTCAAGGGCTATTTTAAACTGTGCACTACTTTTCCTCTCCACAGCAGCCTGAGTACCTTTGTTATCTTTAGATAACTGTAAATCTACGTATAGAACAAAAGTTTTTTTAATATTGCCTGCATTAGTGAAAGTGGTGGCTGCCTGTGTTTTAATAGTAATACTATCTAAGTCAAGCTTTGTACCTGCTGCAGACTGTAAAAATACTGCATCTAAGGCGTTTTCTGCTATTTGGTATCTTGCTGCAAACTTCTGCCACTCTTTGTAGGCTACTAGAGTTCTGTACTCTACTGCTGCTAATACTGTGTCAGACCCATGCCCTATATTAAAAGCAGCAGAAAACTTGGGTGCACCCTCTCCTAATATATTTACAAAGTTAGGGTCTATTGCTAAACTAGCCTTCCACTTGCTAAGCACGCCGTAGCTTTTTGCACTATAGTAGTTGTACGCCCCAGAGGAAGTACGTGTATCCTTGAACTTAGTATTTAGCGAGTTAACTACCATAGTAGCTGCCTTAGAAGCAGAAGCTCTATCTAAGTCATAAACCCTTTTGTCCATAAAGTGGTCGGTTAAAGAGGCATGACCTACTCTAAAGCTATGGCTAACGCCGCCTTTTTGTAGTTTGGATTCTCTTAGATCCGTGCTTAATCTTTTTGATATTCTCTTTACTAGTAATTCTAGGGACTTTTGAGACACTAAGCACTCCTGTACAAATCAAGTATACGTTTGATATGTGATGGGAAATCGGAAGGTTTATCTGTGGGAGTTGAAGAAGACGCTAAGGTTCCACCATCTGAAATTGCTTTCCTAGGGGTGGACTCCTTTTTATAGTAATAAGTTATTAAATCGTAACAGGCAAGTTTAAGATCTTCTGGTGTAGAAGAAAATCCGCCCTTGTAGGTAACTTTAACCGTGTCAGGTCCAGCAGGGAATTGTGAAATTAACCCTTGTGGTCCTACTCTTACTAATCGGTCTGATTCGGCATCGAACATGTACTGGGGTTGAGCAACCCAAAAGTTGCCTGTCGCACTACACTCTGCCTGAGTTGAGTAACTAGGAGCACTGCAGGCCCCAGTCCATCTGTTGGCAGTAAAGTCCCATATGTCACCTGCTGTGTGACCAGTTGTTGTCTCAAAAGTAATAGACAGACTATTTTCTAGATTCTGTACACCACCTGTAATTGTGATTCCCGTTTTATACCAATTTAATCCACCATCTCTAGACCATTTAAATGTGTCTGGAGTTCCAGTAGTTTCTACTTCTACTCTATACGAACGACCTACTTCACCAGAGGCAGTAGTCGGTTTATAGGGGGTAAGAGATAAATCATCTAGTCCTGTTCCGACATAAGTTACCGCATGACACGCAGCCTCGCTCGCTTTCGTAGTGTCGCTGCACTGGGGTTGATTAGATACTAATAAGTGATAGTTTTCAGCATTTGCTAAATTGTCTTCAACTGTTTTCTTATCTAATGTGTTGGTTTTACGTTCCTCTACTGAAACAATTTCCCTAATAGGAATTTCTGTAAGGTAAATAAAATCATGACCACCACCATTAAAGTATTCTACTTTATTAGATGTATAGTAGTCAATAAAAGACCTATTGCAATAGGTTTTTATAAGTGCACTGATATGCCCGACGAGAGTGTTTAACTTCGCGTCAGCGGTTGTACTATTGATGTTTGAGTAAGCCTTGTAGTCGCCTAGATCAATTAAGTTCGCCATAGTTCCCCTTTAATACACTTGTAAAAACCTACAACTCCCGTAGGAGTTATAGATTCTACGTTTTAACTAGCAGTTATACGTACGTACCAACAGTTAGACCACCTGAAAGGTTGCCAGCACCAGTACCAGTACCTAAGATAATCTGCTTAAAGCCGAAGCGCTGTGTAGCCACTAAGACACGAGACTGTTTCTCAACATAGTACTCAGACTGTACGTTAAAGCCACGCTGACGAGGCATCAAGAAGTTAGCCTTGTCAACCATAACACCCCAAGTATCGCCTGCAGCAGTACCGTTACTCATCTCTGGAGAGACCATAACAGCCATGCCGTATACTGTACCTACCTGACCATTAAGTTTAGTAGCTTTATCAGCACCAACTAGGTTAACGTCAGAGAACTCGTCATCTTCAAGAAGATCCCAATAAGCGTTCTGTGATACAACACAAGCTAGACCCGCAGTGTTAAGACCATACTTACCTAAAGTACGACGGAGTTTTAGGATATCCTTAGATACGACCTTAGCTCCAGCCGCTACAGTAATTCCAGCTTTAACTGCAACGTTGTTAAGACCCATGAATGGATCACCTGCGCCAGTATCGCCGTTTAGGAGTTGCTCCTCAACTTTACGAGCGTGTCCACGTACTAGAGAGTCTTTAAGTAAAGGCATCATAGCTATGATAGAGTCTTCATCGAACTCGTCAATCATAAATGTCTTACTAGCCATCTTAGCAGTTGTTAAGTAGATTTCACTCAACGTAACAGTCTTCTCAGAGCCAGTAGTAGCGTCAGTACCATAAGTACCAGAACCTACCCAATCAGCTTTAGCTGCATCAGGTGCAATCGGTAGAGTCATCTGAGCTGCGTTCAACTGAATCTCACGGAACAGAGGAGCAATAACTAGGTTCTCCTGAACTTCCTTCTCAATGTTAGTTGAGATGATATGCTCATAGTCTGTACTAGAAATCTGTCCCGACTGTGCTCCAGCGATAAGTGAAGTAGCAGTCCCACCAGCTTTCAAACGAATGCCTAGGTCTCCTGCCTTCTCTAGAAGAGCGTGTCCATGATCTGTATCTCCAAGTTCTTTTCCTAAGAGAGATGCAGTTAGAGCTGCAGTTTCAAATTCCGCATAATCAATGTCAGCACCCTTAGTACCTGCATGATCTGAGAACTCCATCTTGCTAGAGCGTAGGGACTCAATCTCCTGAGCCTTCTCAGCGATTTCTGCCTTAAGCTCCGTCATTACAACAGAAGCAGCTTCCTGCTTCTCATTCATACGAGTTTCTAGTTCTGTAACTAGACGCTCTGCTCCAGTCTGCCCAAGCTCTATAATAGCAGCTTTTTGAACTTCAGCAGC